CCGTCGTACCTTGCCATCCCATTCGGCAGGGATGCAAACGTGTTCCCAGCCCTTGATGTCCTCAAGTATGTGACCACTGATGTCACGCTCGTGCAGCCGCTGCATCACGACCACCATGGCATCAGTCTTGGGGTTGTTCAACCGCGTTGACCAGACCATGTCAAACCATTCCAGCGTACTCTCACGCATAGCATCTGACTGGGCCTCCTGAGCCCCGTGGGGATCATCCAGAACCAGCCGAGAGCCACCCTCGCCGGTTGCCATACCTCCCGGTGAGGTGGCTATGCGGTAGCCCGTCTTGCTGTTTTCAAACCGTTGCTTGGCGTTCTGGTCGCCTGACAGTTCAAACAGACTGCCCCAACGTTCTTGATACCAAGGCGACTGCACCAAGCGCCGAGCCTTAAGGTTGTCTCGGATGGACAGGTTGCCTGCGTAACTGGCGCACAAGAACTTTGCCTCGGGTGTATTTAACCATTCCCACATCGGCCACATGACCGATACGATGGTTGACTTGGAATGCCTAGGCGGTATATTAATTAGCAGCCGCCGAATGTCGCCGGAAGAAATGGCTTCAAGGTGCTCGCAGATCTCCTGTATGTGCCAGCTTGCCACAAATGGTATGCCAGGCTCAACGACATGCCATGACTGCTTAACAAAGTCATACAGGCTTCCCTCAGCCTTACGGCGGTCTTGCTCATACTTGACCATGCCAAGCATTGCTGCCGGGCTGAGGGGGGCATTCATTGACGTTGGGCGGGTATTCTGTTGCGGATCTGTTCGCCTAGTTTCTCAATGTCCAAACAATTGTCAGCAAGCGTTGCGCAGGCTTCACGTTCCATGGCCACAGCCATGTGGGTCGCTTGGATTGCCATATTAACTATTTCTTCTCTAACTTCAGAAATAGCCTGATTAAACTCATTTTGGGTAAACAACGTTTGCCCTTGCGAGAAAAGATTCTTTTTAAAATCATTCATTGACCCGCCGCCTTAGACAAGAGTTGTTGCATAGTGTCAAGCTCTACATCACTCAGTCCCTTAAGATCAACCGCAGCAATCGGTATCACGCCACCGCCGGGTCCGCTGATCTCACTGCGAGCCAACTTAGGCACATGATACTCAACCACGCTTTGGAACAGGTTGAATGCACGTTCAGGGTTTGGCCGAGTCACATAGACCTTGTTGCCGTCCTGATCATAAACCTGTTGACCTTTAGCATCAAGCTGCGGAGTGCCTTCAGCCACGGCATCAAGCCAACCGGTCAATCGATGGGCATTGCCGTCAACAAACTCAGCAATCGCCAGTTTGGCGGTCAGAGTCACCTTGTTAGGAGTCCCAGGTTGTCGACCTGACCCGGCAGGACGTGTGCTTCCCAGCCTAGCACCACCGCCATTGTTTGACCCAGGCAGAGCGCCGCCTTTATCCGGTCCGTCTTTTCTAGCAGTTCGTAATTGCATAATCAACCCTTTCGGTCAGATTGTCTGTTACAGATTGTACCCCATCAAAATTTTTATGCTAAAAATAACTTCCCTTGCTACAAAATCTGTTACACTGTTGGAACGGTGATGTTGCCGTGACATCTGAGATACGCCATGAAGAAGTTCCTGACCCAACTTTTGCAAGCCATGTTTGCTGCTGTTCTTTTCAGTTTCCCGATGATTTTGTACTTTTGGAACATGACCCCGTAATGTTAGTGCTTGCTAACCAAAAATGACAAAAAAAATGCATAAATTCAACCAGCAAGTCATGCATAGTTGCATTCTCCTTAAGGAGAGAATGCAAAGTATGCATTTTGACATGCTCTATGCCAAAATACATACACTATGCACAGTGCATGAACTATGCAAACTATGTAAGGGTAAACCCTAACAACCCTACTAGGGTAAACACCTAGAAAACAATGCAATAAAACTTGTTGCACGCATCAAAATCAGTTACACTCTATCCATACCCCAGCACATTGCACAGGGTCTTTTTAGGAAAATTTATGAAATACAAACTCAATGTTTCCCGTGACGTAGACACTGACGATGGCGTTTACATCTTGAATCTGCCTGATGGTTTTCGCCTTGATGAACAAGACCTTTGCCACACGATGGGTTTTGACTCAATGAAGGAGTTGCGGCAATACGCCAAAGACAGCGTAATTCCATGCAATTGCGATGGGTGTGTTCGTTCAACCTAAACCAAACGGGGCTTCGGCCCCCACCAAGGACACCATCATGAAATACCAAATTTGGCAAGACAACGGAACTTCTGTGGAATTTGAGTCAGATGCTGACTCTCTTAACGATGTTCTGGATGAGTTCTGTGGCGAGGCTGGCTACCTTGACCATGCTGACTACTGCAAAATGATGGGGCTTGAGTCAAGCCCATTCAACATTGAGCCAGTTCAAAGTAACGATTCCTGTAACGATGAGCTTGACATTTGTTCAGCTTGCAACGGATCTGGCGAAAGCAATTCTGAAGAAGCTGTTTGCTTTAAGTGCAACGGGAGTGGAGAATGCTAGACCATGACATTACTGACAAGATTCGGCACCTGATGTCCCTTTATGGCTGGTGCCGTCAGGAAGCGATGGAATACTTGTACTATGAACCACATGACCCAATGGACTGGATAGATAGTCAATGGGAAGGAGAAAAGCATGGAAACTGAATATTGTTGCGAAGCACGGTTTAAGCCGGAAATGGGAGCGGTGGTGGAAGACGGGCAGTTCGTCATTGACATCAGCAATGAGGGTCCAGAGGAGGGATTCACATACGAAGACCTTGATCAAGGCAAGTGTCAAGCCTGGGTCTGGGTCACAGTGAGTAAGTTCGTTCCTAAAGATGAGTTCAGTTCCAAAACCTGACGCTTGGCATCCTCAAAGCCCCAGCCAACAATGACTTGATGGCCAATACCTTTGAGGTAAGCTATCCAGTCCTTTTGAACCGGTGACACCACTCCGCCGGTGCTGCGCTTCATTTCTATCCAGCATATCCAGGCAGGGATAAAAAGGTCAGGAACGCCAGGGGCTTGGCCGGTGGCCTTCATTTTTGCAGCTACTGCAATGTGACGATGTCCGCCGTTTGGAATAGACATAATTTTTACTGTGGGATAGGTACGCTTGAACCATTGGACAAAAAGAATTTGCTCATAGTCTTCGCTTAATATCTTTTCTGTCATAGTAAAAATCCTCTGCTTTGCATAAAGTCTATCGAATCTCTCGCATGTTTTTGATTGTTGCAACGACTTCTAAGCAACTGGATGTTGTCATCCGTGTTACTCCCGCCTTTAGCAATCGGGACAATATGGTCTAAATGGAATTTGTCACCAAGCGGCTGTTTGCAACATGGGCATTTGCCTTTTTGAAGTTTGAACAACTTTGCAGCAAGTCCCTTGGACAATGTGCCGCCATTGGCACGTTTACGGGCGCGGCGGTTTTGTCCATTGATTCGATTGGCTTCTGGATTGGCCTTGTGCCATGCCGCATCAATTGCTTTTTTGCGCTCTGGATTGGCTTTTCTCCATACGGCACTAGCTGCGTTAAATTGCTTGGGATTAGCCGCGTATCGTGCGCCCGTCTTTTCCTTTATGCTATCGGCGTTGGCTACATAGTATTCCGCTTTTTTTACCTTTAATTGATCTGCATTAGCGGCCTGGTAGTCTCTGCGAGTTGCCCTTGCACGCTCAATATTAGCAGCGTACCAAGCTAAATTGTTAGCCTTCTCTCTATCTAAGTTTGCTATTCTCCACGCTGCGCAACGCGCTTTTAACTGATCAGAATTTTTAGCCGCCCATATTGCGGCTCTAACTTTTGCACAAGGCTTGCAATCGTTATTGGCTTTGCGCTCGGTTTCAGCTTGGCATTTTTTGCAGAATCTAATCATTTTTGACACCCCACATGGTTTAGATTGATGTCAGTAATTTAACGATGTGGCGTTAAAAAGGCTGGCCGGCCCTGTCCTGACGTAATCATTTTACCACGCTAAAAAGGAACCTCCCACTCCCAAAAACTACACTCACCGGGCTCGTTAGCAAATTCTACTGGTGGTGCTTCATTAAATTGTGAGCAAATCCCGTCCTTAGTGTAATGGTCGCATGTATGGCAGACCTGCGGAACATCAGCATTTAATGTAGCTCGGTAATGGATAACGCTTGGGGGTTCAGGGTGTCTCATAATAAATTCTCCTATTAATGATTTTCAAAATATACAGGCAAACTAAAAAAAGATTTAAAAGGTGTTGCAAAATTTGGAAATTCAATTTCCGCTACTTCTTTTCCTTTTGTGCCTTGTATATTTAAAATTACACCATCTCCATATCTAGCGTGATGGAATTTATCTCCAACATTGAATTTCCATGTCCTTTTCATAACGGTAAAAAACTTGCCTTCTTTCTTAAACTCAATGGCGCTTGGTGGCCTGCCCTCGGTCATCTGCTGGGCCATCTGATGCAGGTCAACGGCGGCATAGTCCAGCACCACGCCTGCCTTGTGGGCAATGTCGGCCAGTAGACGCCTGCTTTTTTCGCCTGCATACCCGTCGTGCGTCACTGCCAAGTACTCAGTAACTGGCAGATCTGATAGGCCGCCGTAGTACGTGCAACTAAGCATTTCTTTGCCGCTAGCCCTGCTGATGTGCTTGCGCCATGTCCAGCTACTGACCTCCATGTCCACGCCCTCAAAACCCATGATGTCATGGTTGTGCAACTTCAGGGTAGGGCGCTCGGGCTCGGGGAATGCCTCACCACAGGCTGGGCAAACCCTCACGCTTAAGTGGCAGATCTCCTGACAGTGGTCGCACACCTTTACTGGCGCTTCGCCTACTTTTTCACCCTTCTTTGGTGGCGGTTTGACGGCAGTGATGGGGCCATGTTGCTCAACCACGCCAGCAAAGTCCAGCACAAGGCAGTCAGTCTTACCGTCAGCTATGCGTAAGCCACGCCCTGCCATCTGGACATACAGACCCGGTGACATGGTTGGTCGCAGCATGGCTATCAAATCAATGCCAGGCGCGTCGAAACCCGTGGTCAATACATTGGCATTGGTTAAGGCTCGAATGCGCCCCTGCTTAAAGTCGGTCAAGATGCGGTCACGCTCGGCGCTCGGTGTCTCTCCGGTCACGCATTCGGTGGTGATGCCTTGCGCCTGCAATGCGGTGGCAATGTGTTGGGCATGGGAAACCCCGGCACAGAACACCAACCAGGACTTGCGGGTATGCCCTAGACGCACTATCTCAGCGGCCACCTTTCGGTTCTTGTCCTTTGTGTCCACCGCAGCCTGTAACTCAGCCTCAATGTATTCCCCGCCACGCTTGTGAACCCCGTCCACCTCCAGCTTGGTGCGGGTCAGTTTAGAGCGTAGGGTTGATAGAAACCCTTTGTGGATAAGTTCTTCAATACTTGTTGGATTGATAAGTGCGTCAAAGATAGCAGGCGCATCAGTGATGTAGCCGTGGCCCAAGCGGTAAGGCGAGGCGGTTAGGCCTATCACCCTCACATTCGGATTTGTCCGATAGATGTCCG